TCTGGATGATGAATGCGAAGCTTGCAGCGCTTAGTATTTTTTATCGTGAGCTAATAAATTTTGATAGTCTTCGTCGCATGAAATAAAAGAATAAGCTTCTTTACCTTTGCTTATAATTTGTTGCCATTCTTTTAAAGAAAATTTTATTTCTGTACCATCCGTATAATTAACTAATACGTTTTCTTCTCCTGGTACATTTAACACGTGCGACACGATTTTAGTTACGTCAGCCATTACAGACCTCCTATTTTATGTCGTGTCGCACTATATCGTATATCTCATAAAATTACAATGACGTGGTGCCATTATTCCAGCTTACAACTCCTTTTTTGATTTCTCCATCAAATTTAAGAAATTTAGCAGGATATACATAAATTGAAGCCATACGGTGTATTGCTCCTCCTTTAGAAAGAAAAACATCTTGGTTAACTTCATAACCAGCTCCTTCTTCCATTGCAGAAACACGGTCAAAAACCTTACTTTCTACTTCAAAAATTTCCCCTTCAATAGTTTGACCCGTTCCTTTTTTAACAGGAAAAACTATAGGAAAAGGACCATAATCAAACATAAAGTAATTAGGTTCCGTGTAATAAGTACCCATAAATGTTTGATCTTTAAGCCAATGATCATGTAAAGCACCTTTTTCTTTTAATGTGCCATACACAAATAAATTTTTAAATTTTATTTGTTTAGTCATTTCTTGCCCTCCAATCTGATGCCGCAATCATTATATCAACGATTCCGTTATCTTTTATTAAGTTTTTTTCTACAATTTTTGTAGCCTCATCCACATCTTCAGCATTTTTCCCATGAGCTGCAGCTATAATAGTTTCTAAAGCTGATTTAATTTCTTTAGCCTTTCTTTCTACATCCCATGTTCTTTTTACTATTCCATATGGACTTTCTTGTGTCGTACTCATTTTTTCCTCTTCTTTCTCCGTTTTGTTTCTTCAGCGGCTAACCATTCTATAACTCCAGAAACCGATCTAAAGTCTTTACCGCCAATTTCTTTCAGTAACTTGTGAGTATCTATTTTCACAGCTACTGATTTATATTTAGTTGTATCAGTCATATTAACCTCTCATTTCTGATGGGATTATATAGGATATATAAGTTTAAAAATCAAGCATTTTCAGGATAATACTGCAAAATACAGTATATTTTATCCTTTTTTTCTATGGAATAAGGGTAAATTTTTCTAGCCACACTATGAGCCTGACGATATTTAACTTGCCACTTCCAAGATTGTTTATGGTGTTTTTCTCGTTTTTTACACCTGTGAATAGCTCCCAAGTTAAATGTATCCCTGAGATAGATAATAACTTCGTGAGAGGTCATTTCTACGCAAATAACAGGTGTTCCAGCTCTCCTATCAGGTCTATTGACAACAGCCACATAGCCTTCTCCGTCTATTAATCCTGCCGCGTAGGCGTGTGCTTCGTTAGATAACCCCATGAATCTCCTAATTTTGGTTCAACTTTAGAGGGAATTCTTAATTCCATACAATTTTCCATTAAATCTTTAACTATTTTAATTACTTCTTCCTTATTATCTAAAGGAATAGATAAATTTAATTCATCATGTACTTGAATTTGAGGAATTATCCCTGCATTTTTAAGTGCTAACATTGCTTTTTTTGTTTGATCAGCAGCACTTCCTTGAATTAATCTATTGAGCGCTTTGTAAGTAAAAGCTCTCTTAAGTCCTTTTCGCTGAGTTAATACATATTCCTGGTGTGCTTCTTTATAAGGAAGAGGTTTTTGCAAATCAAAAGTTGCTGGTTGCCATAAATCAAAACGACATCTACGTCCTTCTAAAGTTCTTAAGTAACCACTACTATTTGCCCAGTGCATAGCCTCTTCAGTTAATTTTTTTAAAAAAGGAACTTGCGCATGATATTTTTTAAATAAAACATCTGTTTCTTCTTTGTTTAATCCTAATTCATTTCCTAATTTAAGTTTACCCATTCCATAAGACAAACCTAAATTAATTGTTTTAGCTGTTTTTCTATCAATGCCAGCAATGTCTGCTACAGCTTGATGAAAGTCTGGGTCTTCTTGATGATAACGATCTACTAATTCTTGAGTTCCCCTCAAACCTTTTCCCCCGTTAATACCTGCAGCAAAGTGTAATAATATTCTTGGTTCTTGTTGAGAATAATCAAAACTTCCCCAAGTACAATTTTCATCAGGAATAAAAATACTTCTAATAAGAGGACCAAGTTCTGGATGACGGGCCGGGATCTGTTGTAAATTAGGATGTTGCATAGAAAGTCTTCCAGAAACCGTTCCACCTGTTTCAGTTTTTAATTGATTAATATCAGCATGTATCCTTCCTTTATGTTCATGTCGTAAAATAGAATCAATAAAAGTTGTTCTTGCTTTATTAATCTCCCTGGCATTTACAATCATCTTTGGTAAATCATGAGGATGATTAACTAAAAATTGTTTATGAAAACTTGGTGCATTAGTTTTTTCTGTACGAGAATAACTTAAGCCTACGGAATCAAAAGCTTTGGCTACACTAGAAGCTGCCCAAATTTCTACATTCACTCCTGTATCTTTTTTTATTTTTTGTAAAATAGACTTTTCTTTTTTAGCTAAATCTTTTTTTATTTGATCTGCTTTTTCTAAATCTACTCTTACTCCCTTCCATTTTATATCAATAAGAAGAGGAAGAAGATCCGTTTCTAAATTAAATATATTATGTAGTTCTTGTTTTATAATTTCTGGTTTAAATACATTCCATAATTTTAATGTTAACTCTGCGTCTTTTTCTGCATACGGTCCTACTACCATGGATGGTAACAAATGCATTTCCCCTTTTGGGTCCACACCGTGTTCTAATGCTTTTGAATATAGTTCATCTTCTTTTTTCCGTTCGCCCAAATATTCTTTAGCTAAATCATTAAGACTATAATTTTTCCCTTGAGAGGTTCTATTTTCATCAATTAAAGGAGCTGCAATCATTGTGTCAATAATACGACCTTTAGTTTCTAAACCCCATTGTCGTAACCAACCCACATCATAAGATGAATTGTGAAACACTTTATCACACGGAAGATCTAATATTTTTTTTAAAGATTTTTTAAAAAAATTTTCATCAAAATTTCCACCACCTTCATGAGCCACAGGAAAATATCCTTTCCATCCTTCAACAGCTATGGCAACGCCAATAACTTTTCCCTCGTTACGAGCCCACCCTGGTCCTTTAGTTTTAATTCCAGGATCGTGAGTTTCTAAATCTATTGCTATTTCTTTTGCATCTGAAAGATCTGGAATTCTTTCAGGAGGTAGCCATTCAATGTTTTCCATAATGTTTCTCCAATAAAAGTTCTGCGTAATGAATTACTTTTTCAATGTCTTTTCTTCCTTCTCCTTTTTTATTGTGTCTCGTTACATACTTCACAATGTTTCCTTCACACCAACCAAGACCATTATCAACAATATAATCAATAGGTTGAATTTTACAGTCCTTGTAATGATGACCTTTAACTTGTTTATCTTTGGCGCTTTTGATGGTCATAACGTATCTCTCCAAATTCTATTTCTGTTTCAGGTGCAACAACATGTAATTGTTTTTTTGCTCTTGTCATTGCTGTGTAAAAAACTCTTCTCATTTCTTCACCGTTTTTATAATATTCTTCTAATCCCTTTCTTGATATATCCGTTAATAACATAACATTGTCAGCTTCGCCACCTTTTGCTCCATGAATTGTAGAAACTGTTATTCTTGGGGGTTTTTTAAGATCTTCTTTTTTCTTTAATAATGAATTAATCATGCGTTGTTCTCTTTCACTCATCCGATCGAGAGCCGCGTGCCACGGTGTTTCAATCGAAATAAGTAAGCCGTGTTGACCTTTTAAATCTTCATAAGTTAAAGTTTCGTCCTCTGTGACTCCTAAAAGTTTTTTAGCACCCCATTTTAGTCCTGTTTTAGAACTAATATATTTATATATAAGTTTAACTTCATCTAAAAATAATCTCTCTCCTTGTTGAAGTTTTTGCCAAGCAAACATAGCATCAATAGATTCTTGAGAGACAGAAAAGAAACCTTTTCTTTTAAAATAAATTCCTTGATTTCTCATGTCACTACACATTTTCTCT